GTAGATTGTGTTCCAGCTTGCGGCATAAATCCAGTTATCGTGTCTCCGCAACCTATTTCTGCTGCACCTAATAATGGAGTCCAATTATAAGGATTACCGAGTGCGCTTACTTGAATAGACCCATCAAAGGAAACTATCAACGATGACTGATGCACAATATTATATGCTGGATTATCAGTTGTTGTTACAGAAGGATTTAAGGCAGTAGGCCCCATCCCTGTATTAATTGGTATAAAAGTTGTTCCATCAAACTCAAATGCTTTATTTTTACCATCTGTACCATACATTTTTAATGTATCAGATGTGCCATAAAAATTACCATTAGAGAAGTCAAATCTTCCGTCTTGAACTGGAATTGTAATAGCGGTTGAAGCAGCTACAACACTAACATTTGCAAACCCTGTTATACCTGCTGTAAAAGCTCCTGTAGTAAATGGGCCAGTTGTTACTGCTGCAAATATCATTCTTCCCTTTGCGTATGACCCACCACCTGTTCCAGTATAAGACCATGTTCCACTTTCTACAGTTATACCTTTTAGAACACCAGATGTAGATCCCTTAGTAATTGTTGCGCCTATTGCTGGCTGTGTAGCTATTCCTGATTGACTATAGTAAACCTCAAACCCTAGCCCTATACGTGTCCATCCAATAGATGAAGATTTGAACATTCCAACATCTGTATTTGCTGTATTTCTGAAAGCATAAACAATTCCTTTGTATTGCCATACTCCTAATACTGAACCCACACCTGGAACTGCGGATATTAAGCTTCTATAGTAATCTGCCGCAAGAGATAAATATTGCGCTCCTTGCTGACTTGTCGTCTCGCCATTAACAATAGATGTTATATGTGCCCCTAATGCAGTCGTATTTTCATCAACCCATACACCTGTTGTTTTAGTAACAATAAATGAACCTGGTGTAAAAGCTACTACTACAGCCGTCGCTCCTGATGTTGCTCCTGTTATTGTACTTCCAATCGCAACTGTTCCTACGACTGAATAATTCAGAAAGCTGTATTGACCATTTGAAGGGGAAGTCATCCCATTGAATCGCTCAAATCCAGTTATAGTTTGATAGCCTCCAATAATATCTTCTTCAAAGTTTTGAGAGTTTCTTATATATCCAGACGGAACTAAAGCAGGAGGTGTACTTATATCTAGTCCACCAGTAAATGATACAAAATCTGATTGATGCTTTAATAAAGGAAGCTTAGGTAGCTTCATGCTAATGAGACTCCTTTAACTATCTCTTGCGCCCATTCCCTCTCAAGCTTACTCATCTGTATCCCATAATTTCTTTGAGCATTGGCAAAAACAGCAGGATCATTAACCCATGCAGCATAACGCATTAGTGCATTATATACTATTACCATGTGAAACCTTCCAAAGTCAGGAACATCAAAATCATTTACCATTGTTACAGCAGTAGAATAAAACTCACCATCAACAATATAACGATCACTTGGTATAGGCCATAAAACAACATTCTTTTTAGGATCAATAGTAAATTCGATAGGACGACCAGTTTGAAGTCGTACTGCTCCTTTTAATCTAGTATCTCTAAATAATTCCCACGGAACCCATCTAAGCCATGTTTCATCTATTACTCCGATAGCTTGTGAGTATATTCTAAATGAATCTCTTTTCCACTCAGCAAGCCCACTTATGACTTGTCTTGAATATGTAGATACGCCTGTATTAGCACTAAAAGCAAATGTATCTCTTAAAAATCCCCAGTCATTTCTCTTATCATAAATCTCTTGCTCTGCTTGCAAAATCCAGCTTACAATTCTGCCAAGTTCACCAGTTTGCCCTACCGTAGTTACTGGCCCAGATCCAGATATTCCTGCCTCAGAACGTAAAGTTTGACATAGGGTTATGAAATTCACTTATGCTTCGCTCATTGCTTTTTCTAGCCATGCGCGACCTTTAGGATTTGGATCTGAAAGCACTGTAAATGGATATTTCATTACAGATGTTTTCTGTATTTTAGTTCCATCATTGCCCATTGAATCCTTAAATCCAACGGTTGTTATATGTTCAGTTTTAGCCCCACATAAGACATTAACAAACATTCTTTTAACATTCTGTCTCATTCCACGAACAAAGAATTGATTAACACCATTAAGTTGTACTTGAATAGTCTGCTCATCAGTTGCAATCCCTGGATTTAACTGAACTTCAATTTTTTCGTGCATGAATTTTAGTTCTTCAGTTTCATTACTATTTACATTTTCAACAATTACAAATTCATCGCGGAAGTCACTCCTATCAATATCTCCAGTAGATGGAATGATATGTTCATGATCTTGACCAGCTTTGAATGACTCTGTACTTACTGATTTTTTTTGATATGTCATAATTGTATTTCTTGTTTATATGAAAAATCCTGCCCAAGCTTATTAGGTTAGGCAGGAGTTTTTATTTAGATAGGCAATGCTCTAGCTGGAAGTGTTGATACATTAAATGAGTTAGCAGTATCACCAGCAGCCAAGCCAGTTGCAGAGTTACGAATAACGCCAGTAGCGTTCCACAATGTAGTTCCCCAAATAAACAAGTTAGTTACATTTCTAATTGTAGAATAAGCAACTGGAGTCAATGAGTCAGGGATTGATGGGAATGACAATACACCTTGTACGTTACCGAGTGCATCAGTAGCAACGTATGGCCCAAGTCTTTCTTTTCTAGCACCAGCAGCATTTACGCAATGTACAACGATACATGCTTGCTGAATACCAAGGTTAGGGATTAATGAGGTTGCGATTGGAGTAGCTACGCCAACAACACCAGCGACACCATTAATTGATTGGTTATCTAAGCCAACAAATGCCAATACAGCAGCAGTTGTAGCTAATGCAGTAGTGATAAAAGTACCCTTAACTACAGCAGCAGGAATAGCAGTAGTAAGAGCGATTGTAGCAACACCATTAGCAACAGTAAGGCCGCCATTGGTAAAGTTTGCGCTTAAAGCGGTTAAATCTAATTTATTAGACATTGTTTTTCCTTATTTTAAAAATGTTGCAGCAGCAGGATTCCACAATGCTGCATAGTTTGTATCTGTAACGCCAACATCAGCATCTAACTTAGCATTGATACCAATTATTGCGGCTCTTAATAAAGCAATATCAGTCTGTGCTGCACTAAGTAAAATAGATAATGCCCTCTCAGAGTGAATATCGTTCATGTTCATCAGTCTTGAACTGATCTTTTCTGTAACTGCCATGATTTATTTCCTTTGTAGAGTGCGCCCTAGATTACTAAAGCGCACTATTTAGATTACAGTGTTAAATCAGTTACGCCAACTTCAGCAACTACGATCCAACCTGGATTCAGGATTTCGCAATCATGCCAGAATTTAGCACCGATATAGCCACGTTGACCACCTGGATCTGACTTATCAGATTTTCCTGGTGGTAAGAAGATAGGTTCAATCGCATTTTGACCACGAAGCATAACTTGAGCAAATGCCTCTTTAGCTAATGCAAGAACTGGATAAACGTCACAAGCAGATGTATTAGGTGTACCAGAAGTTTTCAAACCTGCACCAGCACCAGAAGTAACAGCACCAGCTTGTTGATAAGAATACAATTCAGGAGAGATAACAAAACGAACATTTTGCCAAGTACCTAATTCATAATCACTAATAACTTGACGAGATCCGTAAGCAGCTACTTCTCTGAAGCCTGGAAGTCTGCGAACATCATACTCAGCGTCAGTGTGAACATAGAACACATAAGAAGCTTCAACAGAAGTTGAGGCGTATGCGTTAGATGGGCTTAAGATTTTAGTAATCAAACCGCCATGATTAGCTTTAAGTGAACGAATGATGTTACTTACTAAACGCTCACTGATTGGGCCTTGAACGGTAGCACGAGATACAGCATTAACGCCACCAGCATAGTATTTGTTAGTAGATGCTTTTAGCTTTCCGAAGATAGCCATTTCACGAACTAAGCCCATACGCTCGCCAGTTTGCTCTTTCATTGCTTCAGCTACATCATCTTCATACAAATCATAGTCACGATCTGTCAAAGAGTAGAGAGCCATATATTGATTTAAAGTGAACGCAACATCGCGAGGAACAATAGTATCAGCAGCAGGTGTAACACCTTCTTGAGTGATATGTGATTCAGCAGTTACAATCCAAGTGTTAGGAGAAGAAACTGTACCACCGTAGGGAACCCATGAGCGAACAACGATTGTATCTGATTTGTTTTTGGGCATTTCGATCTGTTTTCCAACAGAGCAAAGGACTTCTGTGTGCATTGCGTGACCGATGATTTCACCAGCCATTCTATTTAGACGACCTGCACTATCACCAAAATTTTGGATAGCCATAATTTAATTACCTTATATTTGAGAACATTACCAAGAATAAACAGCGCACCGTCTATTCCAATGTTTAAGCAATCCCTTCGTGTTGCGAATTACTTTTTATCTGTTTTTTAAAACTTGCTTTAAACCCTGATTAAAGGCATCATCAGCAGGTTCTTGTGTTCTACCTGATGAACTGTTTGGAAGTAGAGCATCTTGTAGTCTTTGTTGCTTCTTTTCAGTGATTTCTGCTTTCTTTTCTTGCCATTTATTGAATGAAGTAAAGGCATTTCCAAGTATGGTTCCATCCCATGTACTATTCAATGTATCTCTTGCTTCCTGTTTCAATGTAGCTTTCCAATTTGAAAAATCATCACTTACACTAATGTCTTTCCAGTTAGGGTGTTGAACAGTAAGTAATTTAATTTCAAAGTCTTTTTTTGTTTCATCAGCTTTCGCCGTGAATGATTGACTCATCGTTAAAAACTTTTCTTCAAATGCAGCATTAATAGCATCATAATCAACTGGGATTACTTCTGCTTGCTGACCACCTAAATGTAATTCACTTAAATCTTTTGCGAGTGCTATAGCCATATCTTCATCATCTAAATACTCGGCGAGTGATTTAAAAGAATCTTTTGTTAATGGTTTAGCTTCAGGTAAATTTTCTCTAGCTGCTTTTAGCTCTTTAATAGTTTGTTCAAGCTGGCCTATCTTTCCAAACGCGGTATCATGCGTCTTA